ACTTGCCAAAAATCCAGTGGTTTCTCTAAACTTTTGAGCTGCGTTATCTAATGCTATAAATCTTTCGACAGACAGTTTTAATAATTCATATCCGGCAGATAGTGGATTATTTAACTTTGTTAAACTTTTATATAAATCGCCAGCTTTATCATTTACTGGTGCAAATGCTCTAAACATATCATCAAATGATTCTGCCATTTTACCTTCAATTTGTAATGATTTTTGAAGATAAGACGATAAATCTTTAACACTACTTATCTGTTGTGCATAACGTTCATTTGCTGCGTCTAACAAATCTAACTGTTCTTTTTGTTGATCGTTAATACTCTCACCTAATGCACGTAATCTTTCAGCTTCTGCGAGTCTCTGTTGTGGTGTCGCCATATGTATTATAAATATAGTACCTATGGATTTTTATATCATTTTCCTCTAGAAATATTCGGTCTAGAATTTGGTTTAGAAGAAGACTTTGATCCTTTTTCCATAGCTTCTTTTTCTTTTTCTTTTGTTTCTATTAGTTTCTTTAAATAGAAAATCCTCAAGAACACAGGTAATTTATATGCAATATCCTGCGTAAATGCACCTTGAGAATGATATGCCAAACTAAATATCTGTTCGTGAATCAACAACTTATCTTCCGGAGTCAGGCCAAAAAAACTGTACCGTTAGCGGTACACCTATCCTTTCGTCGTGATTACATTGTTCACATTTGAAATCAAAATTTAAATCAATATCAGGAGTTCTTTCTTTAATCAACTTTCTTAATTCAAAACTGTCTTTTGAAGTAAGTTCATTTTCAACAAATTTTTTGACTTCTGTTTTATCAGAATTTCCATTTACAGATACAATTGTGTATCTTAATCTGGTAGTTACATCTGAAGTACTACCAGTTTTAATCTGTTGCAACAGCTTGGTTTCATTGTCAATCTGTTTTTCATCTCCTGAAGTTAATAATTTACAAGTTACGGTCTTTTTACAATATGGCAGTTCAACATCAAATTGATTTGATCCTGGTGGATACTTTGTTACATCTACATCTTTATATTTCAATTCACCTAAATTGAATGTACATTCATTATTTTCTCTACATGACGGACATTTAATTTGAAGCGGACCATAACTATCGCCATAAGCAAATCTTCGGGTAGCTACAAATACTGCATTTTTATCACCCAACAACAAATCATCCAATTTTATATCTTTATCCACTATAAGTGATTCAATCAACTTATCCAACACAATACCTTTTTTGATATAATTTTGATTGGTAAGAATATCTTCTTCTTTTGCAGTCATTATCTTTAAGTTAATAGTACCATTACTCAATGGACTAGAAGAAGGATAAAAATGTCCCTGACTTGGCAAATCAACTATTTCAGATGGATAAGTTGTTTCTTGTTTTTGTTGAGAACTATTTCCAGCAAATTGACTAGCTGGTTTTGTAATAGGAATTGTATAGTCGTCCATAAATTATAACTTTCAGTATACCAATATATAGTATAAAGTTATAATTTTTAATTTATTTAATTTAAGACGATTGAGATTGTTGTTGTGCTGCTTTCAATAAATCTGTTTTTGACTTTACAGTTTCTTTTGCGGTTTTCAATTCGTCATCCACTTTCTTTTTTTCTTCAGGTGAAGATGCCATTCTTTGTCTTGCACTTACTTCTTTTTCTTTATCTTTTGCAGATGATAATTCTATTTGTCTTTGTGCGAGTAAAGCATCATTAGTTTTTTTAACTGCTTGTTTAACATCAGATTCATCTTCATTCAATATTTCATTGATAAGTTGTATAATACATTCCTTTATCTTTTTTTTAGATGTTGCCATACCTTGTTTAACCGCATCAAATAATTCTTTTGCTAATTGTGGATTATTTGGAACAGTACCCTTAAATGATTCAAAATCGTTATTCTTTACAAATTCTCTTGCCATACTAGCACTAACTCCTCCCACTCCTTCCATACCATCTTCTCTTTCACCACTACTAATGATATTTAAAACACCAAATCTAGGTGTTTTATCCATACCATTCCATGTGTTCAATAGTTTAGTAAATTCTGGAACTCTATCACTACCACATACAAAGGTTGCATCAGTATAACCATTTGCCTTTAATTTATCTGCGGCTTGTAAAACATTTTTAATTGATACATCATATACAATTTTATCTTGTATATCAGGAAATAGTTTCTTTAAAAAATTGACCTTGGTTTGATAATCCAATGGATTTTTATCAGGATCCTGGGATTGACTTGTAAAAATATAAAAATCACCACCATCTGATGCGTCAACTACAGTATCAATTAACTTTTTATGTCCTACCGTAGGAGGATTGAATCTACCAAATGCAAATGCTACATGTTTCTTCATATACAATAAATATCCTTGTATAAAATAAAAAATCCCTCTAATTTTAGTTAGAGGGATAAAAAGAATATAATTTGAATCAATATTGTAAAATACAATAATCTACGCTTAAAGTTAAGCTAATTGTCATAGCTTCACCACTGTCACCCCAATCCAATTCGCCGAAATCTGCACTAGTGATAAACGCACCTTTAAGTGTCCATTCTTCTACTTTATCACCAACAGGTCCAAGAACATTGATAGTCAAATCTTTCTTATAAAAATCACTGTAACCATCACGCCCAGTAACAGATTCGTGACCAAGACGAATCCATTCCATAACTGCTTGCGCACCAGATGGTACGATTGGATCATATAGTTCAATTGTTATATCCTCCCAAGTGGTTTTACCTTTATAGTATCGTTGGACGTTGATGTGGTCAAGAGTCTTCTTTTCGCTTTTTGGGGATGGTCTCTTACATTTCTTAATTAAGAAACTTGGGATACCGTCACAATATAAAATGAACCTGTTTTTAACTTTGGGTTCAAATGTTGTAAAGAAGATCTCGTTGCTATTTAGTAGGTCTGCCATAATTGTTTATTCCTTTAGATATAAATATAATAATAAATTAAAATAGGTTGACAAATTTTCAACTATTTGTATAATTTGCTTAAGCATAGCGCTTGATGCGCTTTTAATTGTTTAAACTTTGCGATTTATCATATAAGTTATTAATTGCTGATTTTAATTTTTCTATATAATTCCTGTTTCTTAAGATTTTAAATACTAAGTTTTCAGTGCTTAATTCTCCTGATTTATCTAAACCTGCTTGGCGCATATCATAAACATCTTTAACAATTGATTTAAGCTTCTCAATATTTTGCGCTTTAATAGCAGAATTTATTTTTCTAACTGCATCATTATATTTTTCTTGAATTTTTTCTTTATCAATTTTAATATTTTCTTTTTTTGGTTCACTTAGCCATTTATCTTGCATTAGTGAATACACACCTGTTGATCTATTTTCTTTAGTAACATCTTGAATATAAACTTCAACATTGTGTTGTTTTACATGTATATCATGTTCATCATTCCATTTTGATTTAAGCGCATTAACTAATTTTTCAACAAGTTCTACATTTTCGTCTACATCTTTGAAGTTTATAACAACATGTACATCAAAGTCACTTGTATCTGACCAGTTATAATTTGCTAAGCTACCCACGAACAGTATATCTTTTAAAGGCGCATCAGTTTCTGTATCTGCGTAGAAGTCTTTGCCTATTTGCAGTAATTTTTCTTTAATTTCCGGGTTTAATTTAAAATTATCCCAGATAACTGGATTTAGTGTATCGTTGTAGAGTCTTACCTTCATATTTTTATTTTAGCCTTTAGTTCATCTATGGCTTGATGTGCGTCTGTGAAAATGATACCATTACCACCTGCAGCAATAAATGCTTCTACATTGGGTGATAGATCATCTATTAAGATACTATTTGCAGTTGCGTGTTTGGCTTTACTTTTACCTGAATCGCTGAATATAATAGATACAGGTCCAGTCCAATGTGTTCTTAACCAGGATCGTTTACCAAATTCTATATTTTTAATATAGTCTATAGCTTCTTGACGGGGGTAGTTTCGTAGTATTTGTCCTGCGCTTGTACTTGTTAAGAATTTTAGATTAAATCTACCA